CTTGACGGTTGGTCTGGAATGAGGCGGGTGGAGGCTTAGGAGGCCAATTATATCAATTTGGGTGGCCCCACAGCGCCTCCTTGGCGCCTTTTTCAAGTTAGAGCAAGTGCCTCGCCTAGGCCTCTGCCTAGCCTCTCCACTTCTTTAGACCTAGGCATAGAGGCAGGAGCCCCAAGCCTCCGCCTCTGAATCTAAAAAAGCTGGGTTGTCATGGTTATCCCTTCCTGTTTTCTTAACACACCCTGCAATCATCCTCTAGAGGGCAGCCGTTGCCTAGCAACTCACTAGGCAACGAGATAAAAACCAGATGTCCCTAACCACAAGGGACATCCTGTAGCGCTGTGGTCAGCTAGTGACTTCCTCTGTAATTTCTGTTTTCTATTTTAAGACTGCGGCACTCCACCCTGATTGAGGCCCTGCGCCATCTTCTCGAGCTGACAAAGTAAGTCAAAATGGGAGCTGCTATCACTCTAATTATTGACCTCTTCGAAGGAATAGCCGAGGTGGCGTCTGTGACTGGATTTACAGCTGAAATGATTCTATCTGGAGAAGCTCTAGCAGCTATAGAGTCTGAAATTACAGCCCTCTCGCTTGAAGGGGTTTTTGGTACAGAGACAGCTCTAGCTACTATGGGAATATCAGAAGAGGCTTATGGGATTATTAGTACTGTACCTGTGATGGTTAGCCGCGGAGCCGGCACTGTGGCATTGATACAAACTGTTAACGGGGCATCTGCTATTTCTCTAGGGATCCAACGATATCTTGCCCCGCAGGAGGTTTCTACAGTCAATAGGAATATGGCGCTGGTACCCTGGCAAGACCCCAACCTTTATGACATTTTGTTTCCTGGAGTCAATACTGTAGCCCATGGACTTAATGTTGTAGCAGACTGGGGCCATAGTCTTATGGGAAGTATAGGCCGCTATGTATGGGATCTTGTATATTCAACTACAAGACCAGGAATAGAGGGTCCTGGAGGTCTCAGTCTTCGCCAAACACATAATCTCCTGGATGGTGTCTCCAGAATGCTGGAAAATTCCAGATGGGTTATAACAAACATTCAGAGTGTAGCAGAATATGTGAGAGGAGCAAGGCAATATGTAGATCAAGTGGGACAGGCATATAGAGGTCTGGAAGACTACTACAGAAACCTAGGCCTCAATCCCCCCCAGAGAAGAGCCCTATTTAGAAAAATCCATCCCACACTGGAGAGCAGTACAGCTGTACCCCAAAGACAAGGCACTGCTGTTCCAGAAGGAGTAGTGCAGGACCAATCAGGAGAAGTCATAGAAATGTACAGACCCCCTGGTGGTGCACACCAAAGAGTAACACCTGACTGGATGCTTCCTTTGATTCTAGGGCTATACGGGGACATAACACCGACTTGGGCTACCTACATAAAAGAAGATGGCCCCCAAAAGAAAAAGCGCCGGGTCTAGATGTGAAACAAAATGTGTAAAGTCATGTCCTAAGCCAGCTCCAGTGCCTAAACTTATTATGAAAGGAGGAGTAGAAGTGCTGGATCTGGTGACAGGCCCTGACAGCATTACAGAAATAGAGGCTTTTCTAAATCCAAGGATGGGGCAGGCATATAGTGACAAGATTCCAGGAGATGGAGATTACTATGGCTATTCCAGGGGCATCCTACTTGCAACCTCAGATAATGAACAGGAGCCAGAACCTTCATTCCTTCCTAGATGGAGTATGGCAAAGCTCCAGCTTCCCATACTTAATGAGGACCTTACCTGTGATACACTTCAGATGTGGGAGGTTGTTTCTGTAAAAACAGAGGTTGTTGGAATTGGCTCACTGCTTGATGTGCATACCTATGATAAACAAACTAACACAAATGCCAATGGCATTTCTCAACCAATTGAGGGCACCCAGTACCATGTGTTTGCTGTGGGTGGGGAACCCCTTGACCTCCAGGGCCTTGTGTCGCGAGCTAATACCAAGTACAAGGATGGTGTCATCAGCATTAAAACAATTACTAAAAAGGACATGGTGAGCAAGGACCAAGTGCTGAACCCCATTAGCAAGGCAAAGCTAGACAGGGATGATGCTTACCCAGCTGAAATATGGCATCCTGATCCAGCAAGAAATGAGAACAGCAGGTACTTTGGAAACTTTACTGGAGGTCTCACCACACCCCCAGTAATGCAGTTTACAAATACCCTAACCACTGTGCTCCTAGATGAAAATGGCATTGGGCCCCTCTGCAAAGGAGATGGGCTGTACCTGTCAGCTGTAGATATTGTAGGCTGGAGGGTTACTAGGGAGGATAAGTATGGCTGGAGGGGTCTCCCCAGATACTTTAAAACAACACTCAGGAAGAGGTGGGTGAAAAACCCATACCCAGTGACATCCCTCCTTTCAAGTTTGTTTAACAACATGCTGCCTCAGGTTCAAGGCCAACCTATGGAAGGAACAGATGCCCAAGTGGAGGAAGTGCGCATATATGAGGGTACAGAGGGGCTGCCTGGGGATCCAGATATTGTAAGATATGTTGACAAATTTGGAAAACAAACAACTGTATTGCCTGGAAATTGATGCTTTATTGCAAATAAAATGAGCATAGCAAGTTTATTCGCATTCTTCAATAATATCCTTCAAAGGATCCTCCCCCTCACACACATTACATGATATGTCACAGAATTGGGTGTAAGTACAAGCAGAGTCAATGATGGCCTTCACTTCCTGGATCAGTGGCTGAATTTCATCATCAAACCGGGTAGAGGAGAAGTTATACAATAATGACATACAAAGAGTGGCCCCACTCTGTAAACATCTAGCCTTTTGCATCCAGACATTCTTATCTATTGAGCTAGCAAGAAAATCCTTCCTTTTGAAATCAAGAACTTTATAAAATCTGGCCCAGACAGTATTTGGGAGAAAATAATCATTCATAGTACAAATGCATGGTGGGAAGATCTGTGACCTCTTGTTGGAATGCTTCTTTTCTAAATTAACAGTTACACTTCCATCAAGATAATCTCTGAGGTTGTCTAGGTTGCTCACGCCTTGTCCTGGCTGCAGTTGCTTATTGAGTGCTATCTGCCCTTTCACATCTTCAAAACAGACCACAAATTGGTCTTGGGCGACTCCCAATTCAAATGGGAGCTTGTCAGGAGGACAATTAACATTTAGGGACTTACCCCCTAACAGGTTCATAAGGGCAGCTGCAAAGCTTGTCTTTCCTGAATTAACTGGCCCTCTAAGTAAGATGTTCCTTCTTTTTGGTATATTTTCTGTGAGTAGCTTCAGAATGTTCATAAGTTCTTCAGGAAAGTTTTCTAAAAGTTGGTTATACCATGCTACAGCTGCCATGTGCAGTAGTATCTCTTCTTCACTAAACTCCTTGATCTTGTTTAGTTGTATCTCTAGTCTTTCTCTGAGTATCTGGGCTCTTGTTGACTCAAGCAGTTTAAGTCTCCTGTGAGCTATAACAGTATCAGCTGCCTGCTGACAGATTGTCTTCTGGTTTCTGCTTTGCAGAAATAGTTCTGCATTTTCTGCATGCTTTCTGTGGTTTTTCCAGTGGACCTTTAGCCTATTTTCTTGAGCATTGCATTTCTTGCAATTTCCTACATCTTTCCCAAAATCTAAATAGTATCCCATAATGAGTATGGGGTCTTCAAGATCATTCTCTAAGGCAAATTCTGCAAGAACATTCCAGTCTACAGTTTTGTTCTCATCATTTTCATCTGTAAACTCAAATTGGTATATTCCTGGCTTATTCTCTAGCACAAGGCGGAATGGCGCAGTTGTTAATTGGTTATATAACTCTACTGGCTTTGTGACAGCATTACAGAGCAGGAAGCTAACAGAACAGAATTTGCTGCAATGATTCTTAATGGCTGACACTCTATGCTTTCCCATAGACATAAAGAATAGCATGCCCCCCTCCTCATAATGAACAATGCATTTAAATTCTGGCTTGAATTTCTGGATCTTATCATAGAGCTCTTTGCATTTCTCCTTAGTACTATATATTATGAAAGCAGAAAACGTCTTATTACTGTATATAGCATGAGACAGATAGCTATTAAGGCAACCAGGAAAGTCAGTAGGAGCAGGGTTTTCCCTAACCTTTTTAGGCGGTGTTGTGTGGAAAGAGCTTTGTGAACATCCCTCAGTGTCTCCTGTCTCCGAGCTTGGCTCCTTTGTAAAATAGGATCCATCTGATCCCTCTGCAAATCCTGAAGAATCAGATGCCATTGTGGTATTCTGGGACTGAGCAAATTGGGGAAAGGGTCCATTGGGGGCGGCTGGGGTACTGGTGCATCTGGAAGGACCTCCAGATACAGACCCTCTGTGAGGCTCGCCATCTCCATATACTCCTCCTCCTCCTCTTCCTCCTGACCCTCGTTGAACTCCTTCATCTCTTGGCTGAGAAGGATTCTCGGGGGTCTTGGGGGAAGCGGGGGATATGGACTCATCCATCTCTGCAACTGCAGGGTTTCGCCTCCTCTTTCTAGGGGGCGACTCTGGGGGGCTAGGGGAAGAGAGTACCTCCTCGTAGCAGTATAGATCGGGTTGTCCAGACTCAGTTGTCTCATGAGGCGGCGACTTATACTCAGGGTCCCATTTTCTGAAGAATTCATTCCATTCCTCTCTGAAGTATTTGCTTCCGTAGCTGAAGGACCAGTAGTCATCAGGAAATGGACTGTGACTAGTCTTCGATGGCGAGGATCCCGAGGTTCTAGGATTAGATGCCTATAAGAATAAATTCATTAAGTAAAGCCCTCCCCCATTAATACTTACTTGGATTATAGACCGCGTGTACATCAATGTCCAGCCAATCCACTGGTATAGCAGCTAGGAACTCTGCATATCCACTCATCAATTCTCTTGTAGGTGTTCCGAACCATTGCATATAGCACTCAAGACAGAAACATTCTCCAAGAATTAGGCAGGAAGCTAAGCACTTGTGCTTCAGCTCCCTATGTTGTTTTCTCAACATGCATAATAAGCAATTGCAGGAACTGCTGCGCACATTAACCAGGCAGGTAAGAGGCATTCTGCAGAGGCGCTGGTAGTATCTATTCCCAAAGGTGTCCCTGGTGCTAAGGTTCCATCCCTCTGCATGTAGCCTCCTTACCTGGAAGCCTGTTCCTTGTAAATTCATCCGGAGGTTGAAAACCTCTGTCTTGAATTTACTCCATAGGGAATTCAGGGTTTGCATTGCTTCATGGCTTCCCCCTTTGTCTGGATGGAGTAGAAGGGACTGTTGCTTATATGCCTGTTGCATACGCCCAAAATCTCCCCAAAATTCCGGGGGGAGATTTAGGAGCCCAAGAAGGGTCTTTTTCTCCTCTCTGCTCAGAACTCTATCCAT